GAAAACAGTTTGTAGCCCAACCTAAAGGCATTGCTAAGAAAACAGCAGGGTTTAGATAATGGTTAAGAAATTAACGTCAATAGGAATTAAGAAGTCTACGCAGAAGAAAATTGGTGGGTTGCGTGTTAAAGAATTGGGCAAACCATCTGTACTTACTGCTGTTGAAAGAGCGTCTGCTAAAAGCAAAAAAAGGGTTGCCGTTAACAATATGAATTTGCGTAATAGCCTAAAGGCATATAGGAAGAAGTAATGGCATTTACAACCAGTACCACAGCGTTTAATCCTACCCTTAACGATATCGTTGAGGAGGCGTTTGAGCGCAATGGATTAGAGCTGCGTACTGGCTATGACTTCCGTACAGCGCGGCGCAGTCTTAATTTATTAATGACAGAGTGGGCCAATCGCGGTATCAACTTATGGACTATTGATACTGGCACCATTCCTTTGATACAAGGTCAATATATTTATGACCTGCCTAACGATACTGTTGATCTTATTGAACATGTTATTCGCACCTATCCTGACTCTGAAGCGAATCAAACGGACATTAATATTAATAGGATAAGCGTATCTACGTATTCGACGATACCTAATAAATTAACGCAAGGTCGCCCGATACAGGTTTGGATAAACCGTCGTTCGGGGCAGACATCGGATGCGGTTGGTGCAACAACAAAAGTGCCACAGATATATTTATGGCCTTCTCCAGACCAAGGAACAGTAACAGCTCCATTCTATTATTTTGTTTACTATCGCCTGCGCCGTATGGTGGATGCTGGTAACGGTGTGAATGTGGAAGAAATTCCATTTCGTTTTCAAGAGTGTTTAATTTGCGGTCTAGCGTATAGGCTGGCTATGAAGCTGCCAGGCGGCTTAGAGCGCATACAGTTACTGAAGGCTCAGTACGATGAGGCTTGGGAAATGGCGGCAGGAGAAGACCGCGAGAAAGCGCCAGATCGTTTGGTGCCTCGCATGATTACTTACAGGTGATGTATGCCAAGTAAGTATGCAAGTGGTAAAAAGTCTATTGCGGAATGTGACCGCTGTGGATTTAGGTACTTGTTAAAAGAATTGAAGACGTTGACGATCAAGACCAAGAACGTCAACATTAAAGTTTGCAAGACATGCTGGGAGCCGGATCAGCCACAGTTAAGTTTAGGCATGTACCCTGTGAATGACCCGCAGGCAGTGCGCCAGCCAAGACCGGATGTATCTTTCTGGCAGTCTGGATTTAATGGACTACAAACAAGTATCAGCTCTGGGCCATTACCTTCTCAGAGTGGTTATCCTGGTGGTGGTAGTCGTATGATTCAGTGGAGCTGGAATCCAGTAGGCGGAGCAAGAAGTATTGATAATGGACTGACCCCGAACAACTTGGTAGCTAGTACGTCAGTTTCAAACGTAACCATAAACTAGGAGTACGAGATGGACACAAAACAAGTTAAACAGATTGCTGGTAAAGAAGTTAAGTCACACGAAAAGCGTATGCACAAGATGGCAAAAGGTGGCGTAACTACTGAATCCATGGAAAAATACGGTCGCAATATGGCTCGTGCCATGAATCAAAAATCTAACGGAAGAGGTCGATAATGGCTAAGTTCTCGCAGAAGGTTAAGGGTAAGGAAGTAGGTCAGGCTGGTGTGTATGCCGCCCCTCACGATATGAAGGGTAAAGCGTCTAGCATTCAAGCTGATTCTGCTTACACGACTGGTGCCGATTGCATGAATAACATGAACATCTCTGTTGCTGGTATTAGCAAGGGTAATACAAAACCTGCTAAGACTGACGGCATCAAGATGCGCGGCGCTGGTGCGGCAACCAAGGGTGTGATGTGCCGTGGGCCAATGGCATAAATGAACTACACCCAGTTAAAAGCCGCGATTCAGTCGTACACGGAGAACTATGAGACCGAGTTTGAGTCTTATATTCCTACGTTTGTACAGCAGGCTGAAGAGCGTATTTATAACACTGTGCAACTTCCGCCATTACGCTCTAACAAAACGGGCGTATTGGCAATTGGTAATAAGTATTTGCCCTGTCCAAATGACTTTTTGTCGGTGTATTCGATGGCGGTTATTGAGAATTACGGTACTGCAAATGAAGTATTCCACTACCTGTTAAACAAGGATGTGAACTACATTCGTGAAGCGTACCCAACGCCAGCAGATACAGGACTACCTTCGTACTATGCAATATTTGGTTCTGCGGTAAGTAGTAATACTGTGTCAAATGAATTAACATTCATACTTGGCCCTACGCCGAACGTAGCATATACGGCAGAGTTACATTATTACTATTATCCAGAATCAATCACTACTGCTGGCACAACTTGGCTCGGTGACAACTATGATCCAGCATTGTTGTATGGCTCCTTGCGCGAGGCTTATCTGTACATGAAGGGTGAGCAAGATTTAATCGCCAATGTAGAAGCAAAGTACAACGAAGCATTAGGTCAGTTGAAACGTCTGGGTGATGGCATGGAGCGTCAGGATGCGTACCGCAGTGGTCAGACTAGGGTGAGAGTCACATGACGATATACCAAGGACTGACTACAAGCTTCAAGGTTGACATTTTGAACGGCAAGCAGAACCTAGCTTCCGACACGTTGAAGATTGCGCTGTACACGGCGTATGCCTCGTTAGATCAGGATACTACTGCGTACACATCAGGTAATGAGATTAGTGGCACTGGTTACGTTGCAGGAGGTAAAACACTGTCTAACGTGACTATCAATAGTGGTAGCAATACAGTGTATGTAAGCTTTAGCAATATAGCTTGGAATCCTGCTCAGTTTACAACCAGAGGTGCATTGATTTATAACGCAACAAAATCAAACGCCTCGATAGCAGTATTGGACTTTGGGGCTGATAAGATTCAAACGGGCAACAACACATTTACAGTAAATTTGCCGCCTGACACAGAGTCCAGTGCGCTAATTCGTATAACGTAAGGAGTAATCATGAGCAATGAAAATTCAAAGTCTAGCGAAACAGTGACAAGTTCTGCTGCGCGCAAGATTGGTTTTGTTGAGGATATGTCTGCTGGCGGTGTGTTTACTGTCACTTGTTTGGACAAAGATGGTAACGAGAAGTGGGTAGAAATTGCGCCTAACTTAGTAGTTAACACTGGTCTGCAAAACATGAACACTCAATTTTTTACTGGTTCAGCTTACACAGCAACTTGGTATGTTGGTTTGGTTAATGGCACCTCTGCTTCTACTACATTCTCTGGCGGAGATACGTTAGCTTCTCACCCTGGTTGGACTGAAAACAGCAGCTACGGCGGCAGCCGCAAAACAGCTACGTTTGGTGCAGCTACATTATCAAACATATCAAACATTAACAACTCAGCATCTACCGCTTCTTTTACTATGAACGCTACTGCAACTATTGCGGGTGCATTTTTAACTAATGTAGCGACTGGCACCACACCGGGGTTGTTGTTCTCTGCGGCTGATTTTCAGTCTCCCGGCGACCGTTCTGTTATAAACGGTGATGTGTTGCTTGTTACGTATTCATTTAACCTTTCCGCGACCTGATAGGAATTAAAAATGTCAACATTCAAAAAAGGCGATGTGGTTAAAGTTAATACTGTTGTGCCTGAAGGCCCTATTGTAAAAATGCGCATGGACGATGATGGCATTATTTATTACTTGATGGCATGGACTACTAACGGCGTAGAGCATGAGCGTTGGTTTACGGATGACCAGCTTGTTGCTGCGGGGTAATGTGTGGTCGATGGCGGCTATAGCAGTGGTGACTGGGGCGGCCCTGCGGCGTGGGGCTGCTCGGTCTACTACCCACTAATTACCAACGCAGGTTGGGGACTAGGAGCTTGGGGTTCGTATGGTTGGGGTATAGGTAATGATGGTTTAGTTGAAGCTTTTGAAACCGTAGCTTATACACCTGCTTTTACACCTTTTGTAGATGAAACAGTAATTGCTGCTGATACAGTTGCAATAACAAACCAAAGTGTTTTGGCAAATGTTACTGAAACAGTTAGTATTATTGATACAACATCTGCAAATACTGCAATACCTTTAACTGTAACTGTATCTGAAGCGGCAAACATAGTAGATGAAACAAGCTCAAACACAACAAATCTTACGATTAGTACTGTGTCTGAAGAAGCTAACATCACAGACACTACAAGAACAAATGCAACATTTGTTATAACGGTTTTAGAAACAGTAAACACAGAAGACATACTAAGTACGCTAGGAATTTTTGTTGTAAATGTTGATGAGACAAGCAACGCAACGGATCAGGTTTCACCCAACGGGGTGTTCTCTATTGTGGTTAGTGATGCGGCTAATGCGCAGGATAGTGTGAATAGAAGGCGGCTGTGGGAGCTAATTGACACCGGAATAACCGAAGATTGGTTACTCATAAATACTTATTAGTAAGGAAGAATCATGGCAAGCACATATAGCAGCCTAAAGATTGAGTTAATTGGCACTGGCGACCAGGCTGGTACGTGGGGTAATACCACAAACACCAACCTTGGAACGGCTGTTGAAGAAGCTATTACTGGTTCTTCCAACGTCACCTTTGCCAGTTCAAACGCGGCGATAGTATTATTAGATAC